TAGAAGGCAGTGGTTTAGCGCATTGGGATGAGTTTGAATATTCTGGTGTATTTAAGGAAAGCCAACACAAACAAGATGCTATTGTTATGCTTAATACTTTTATGAATACATTACATGGTGAAAATTGGGTTGTATCTAAAAAGTTGAAAGAAGGCGATACAATGATGTGTTTTTGTGAGCGTTCTGTTTTGGCTATGACATATCCTCCACATAAGTTAGAATCAGTAATGACAGAAAAGGGCGTTCTTCAAAGAATGTTATTGTTTATTTGGGATGTTCCGCATTTTATTCAAGATAAGATGAGAAGAAAACAAATCTCTTATGCTGGTAAGATTGTAGATATTGACATGCCTATTGATAAACACGCTAATGCTTTATTTAAGATATACTGTATGGTTAAGGAAAGATGGGAAGAAGTAGAGAAAGACGGACTTAAAGTGATGAAGTTTTCACCGGAGTTTAATGATGTATTGGAGTTTGAATATGAGGGTATGGAAGCATATATTCAATCAGCATCTCCCGAAGTTAGAAAGATTGCATCTAATTTTACTACCCGTTTATTGAAAATACTATTCAAAATGTCTGTTCTTTGCAGTGTCGCCCAAAGCCGTTCTATTACCAACAAGCAAGACCGCTTCTTGGTTACGGGGTATAATGTACGGCAAGCGGCCTCTATCGTGCGACAGTGTTATATGACATTGGTAGATTGGTTGGAACGAAGCCTAAGAGTAAGGCGTAGAAGCATGGCTGAAAAGAATCAAGAATCAGCATTTCTCAAAGTATTCACAGAAATGGATAAAGATGAAGAAGGTTATGTTAGTAAGAAATTATTCTTAGATACTCTTATGGATAAACTTGGACTAAAAAAGGCAAGGATTTATGTTTTATGGAATGAAAATGAACATCACTTTGAAACAGATAAACAAGGTCGTTCAGTATTTATTAGACTAAAGGGGGAAAAGAAATGAAATGGGAAAACACATATGTAGTGTTTGATGTAACAAAAGGGCCAAAAGTAATTATAGAAACTTTAGACACCTATGGAGATGAAGGTTGGGAATGTTGTTCCATGCTAAGTATTGCAGGTGCAAACATCGTCGCTTTCTTAAAAAGAAAGATTGGTGGCGAAGAACCGACTGAAGATGCAGAAGCGAAAAAAATCTCTAAATTGTGGTCTAACGGCTCTGAGTGATTATAATGTCTGTATTAGCATTGGATATTGAAACCAAGAATATGTCGCATGACATAGGTGGGTTTTCTAATACTCATATGTTTCAAGTATCAACAGTTGCTACATGGGATGGTTCTAATGGAACCGTTTATGTTGATGAACCCGTTGATTTCTTTGCTAAGTCGGGTCATGTAATAAAGCCCCTTTCCGAACTAAAATACGATTTAGACAATCATTTTCAGAAAGGCGGCTCTTTGTTAGGACATAACATTGCAGCGTTTGATTTGCCTGTATTGAGAGATGCTATGGATATTTATTGCATTCATAAGTATTTAGGTAATGAAAGATATATTGATACAAGCAAATACATTCTAAAAGAACATGGAGAAAGAATGCAACTAAAGAATCTTGTGAAGTGTTCTTTAGATGATGCTAAACTAATGGATAGTGCTGATGCACCTAAACTATGGAAAATGGGAAGATACGATGAAGTAGTAGAGTATTGTATGAAAGATACTCAATTAGTATATGACCTTTGGAAGTATGGACAAAATAATGGTATTGTTAAAGCATTTTCTATTGAAAAGGAGCAATTTGTAGAATTAGGAGTTGATTGGTAATGAGTACAGCAGAATGGTTTGGCCTTTTGGTATTTCTAATCATAATCACTCTATTATTCTTTGCGGCTTTTGGTGGTAATAATATTACAGACCAAAGCGTAGAGGACTATATGAGAAGATTGATTGGAGAATCAGAAGGTGACAAGAAGCAATGAGTTTGAAACAAACTTGCAAATATTGTACTAAACGCACATTAGCGAAGCGTTTAGTAGGATATTATGTAGGTTCAAACGATAGAGTTAATTTATGGGAATGCCGAGAATGCGGCGGTATTTGGTCTATTAAAACGAAAAATTGAGAGGGAGGCTTCGGCCTCCCTCCTTTTTTTTTGGATTTTTTTTCGTTCTTTTTTCCGCTTAAAATGGATTATTTTTTAATCAGAACCCTGCGGCTATAACTCTTATTGGGACATTGACAACAATATTAGTTACACCATCACTTGCAGTACAAGCCATATTAAACTCTGCATCAAAAACTTGCCCTCCACCTGCCGGTCTTGCACCATTAATTGTTAAACTATTATAAGTTGGGCCATTAGTGCTTCCTGTTGAAGCAACAGAAAACCTACTTCCTGTATCAGAGTTTTCAAATGTTTTAGTTACGGCCCAAGAAAAGGTATAATTACCGCTTCCTCCACTTGGAACCACTGTTGCATCTAATACTCCTATCGGTGTTGTAAATGTAACAATTGAGCCTGTTCCTACCGCCGACATATCAGCAATATCTTGTAATGAAGAAACATCTAATGATGCGGCAAAAGGCGGTGATGCGCCTTGTTGGGCACAACCGGTTAAAATAATATACATATCAAACACCAATTACCATCCAATTATTAGAACCAATAGCAATACAAGTAGCGGCTTTGAATGTTCCTAAAGTAGCATCAGAACCAGCACCATTGATATTATTTCCATTACGACCAATAGTAATATCTCCACCTGTTGTATTTAGAATAGCATAATGTTCACCAGCAGTTGAAGTTGAAGGTAATGTTACATTTCCAGCACATATGTTGTATCTTCCAGCATTTGCCGCTTCAGTTAAAGTAGTGCTTGCTGAAACTGAAACTGTTAATAATCTTGTATTTCTGAATGTTCCACCCGTAAGCATATCTAATGTAGCAGTAGGGCTATTATGGCCTATTGCTACTCTATCATTAGCCGCATCGGTTCTTAATAGATGAGCATTCCCTACTCCCTCCACGACAAAATCACAATCTTGCTGCCCGTCATTTACCATTACTGATGCACCAGCAGTAGTATTTCCTTGAACTAACAGTAATCGTCTTGAAGTGCCTTGGTGCATTACATTAAAATTTAATTTACCTGCTTCTTGTGTATTTGTTACACCTCTTGATTCTGCAAGAATATGAGCATAAAGAGTATTTGACCCTACGCTATCTTCTCCCTCAAATCTAATAATTCCTAAATCATCAACTTCTGCACTCACAAAAGTTAGAGTTGTGTTTGTATTTGTAGCGGTAGTATCAGCACTTAATGTAAAACAAGTAGAGTTATTTATTGCTACAATGGTAGCACCCGAAGGAATACCTGTTCCCGAAACGGTCAAACCTACAACAATATTGGCATTGGCATTATGTGTAATATGTCTAACACTTGTGCTTGCGCCATCAGATAATCCCGTTGTATGGTTAGTATCGCAAGTAGCGTCAGTGAATGATGCAGGATTCGTTAAAGCATTAGGAGTTGCGCTGTTTTTTCTAAAAATAAGCATAGGTTCTTCAACATTAGTATTAGTATTTTCAATTAATAATCTAGGTTGTAATGTTGAAGAAGATTTCAAGTGAAGCGTTGTTTCAGGACTATCTGTTCCAATACCAACATTTCCTGCATCATTAATTCTCATTCTCTCTGTTATTCCTGCATTTGCGTTATTAGTTGAAAATACTAAACTTCCATCATTAACTCCATCTGCTTCATTAACTGCGCTAATTCTTGCACCAACATAAGAAGTAGGGCCGTGAGAATCATAATTTTCTAAATCAATTCTAGCGTAATCAGTTCCCGTTGCGTTTCTTGCCCCTTCTATGCTTAGCGTTCTCGTTTGCCCCGAATCCGCACTTCTTGAAATTGTTGTATCTCCTTTGACTTCTAATTTAGTAGTTGGGGTATCTGTCCCAATACCAACTCTTGCATGTTCACCATCAATTCTCGCTACTTCAGTCGGAGTTCCACCATCATTTACTTTGAAAATAATATCTTTATTTGAAACCTTATTTTCTATGGTAGTATCTCCGGCATTTGCACTTACTGATAATGCTTCAGTATATCCCGAATCATCATAACCAATGCTTAAATCATTACCAACTTTATCAGTAGTTAAGAATTGAACCAATCTATCAGAAGTAGCGGCTGAATCATCAGCAGAACCCCCTACAACTTTAATGATAGCAATAGGAATATCATCCGGTTCATAATCCGGTATTCTATTTGTTACTGCATTAGAGCCTCTTAGTACCATAGTATTATCTGATTTAGCAACAAGCATTAAATAGACATTATCCGTAACAGGCGTAATATCCACTGCACCTGTGCCGGAATTATATGAAGTGTCCATAT